TCTAAAATTAATAACTATCATAGTGGTAGGAGGTGATATAATTGGATAAAAGCAATAAATTTCATGCCTTTTTCCCAATAACTTCAATGGAGAAGTCAGACAACGGAATGGGTGAAATGAGAATAGCAGGAATAGCATCTACAGCATCTGAAGATAGACAAGGTGATATAATACCACAAGATGTTTTAGATATAAGTGAATTTTTAGATTCAGGATTTCTCAACTATGACCACAATAATGAGAAGATACTAGGATACCCTGATAGAAACAAAACTAAGTTCACAAAAGATGGGTTATATGTAGAAGGTGTATTACTCCCTGGAATACCACTTGCAGAAGAAGTTTATCAAACTGCTAAAGCACTTCAGGAGTCTGGTTCTGATAGAAGATATGGATTTTCTGTAGAAGGTTATATTCAAGAAAGAGACACAACTAATCCTAAAAAGATTAGAAGAGCAAAAGTTACTAACTTAGCTATAACTCCTACACCAGTCAACCAAGACTGCACATGGGAAGTAGTTAAGAAATCTATGATAACAGTTCCACAAGAACAAGTTTTAATACCAGAGAGCCTAGAAAAAGACTTAGTGGTAGTAGAAGAAGCTCCTATACAGGAAGGAATAGTCAAAGCACTTATATCTATGAAAGCTAATGGTTCTACACCAAAAGCTATAGGAGATGTATTTTTATCTCTAACAGAATCAACACCAGATATTAGGTTCTTAGACAGTCAATCATATATTATACAAATGCTAATAACAGGTAAAAGTTTAGAAGAAATTATATAAATACTAGGAGGTACTCAATGAAAACAAGTTTAGAAATACTAAACAAGACAGAAGAAATTCTGTCAAAGTCTGCTAAATCTGAAAAATTAGAACCAAAGGATGTAGTTGATAATGGTGATGATATAAAAGATGAAGTAGAAGAACAAGAAGCAAAAAAGAAGAGTAAGGAAGAAGACACTGATGAAGATGATTTAACTCCTGAAGAAAGAGAAGCTTTAGAATCTGGTGAATATGACTATGAGCCAGAAGATGAAGATGAAGACGATGAGGATGAGGATGAAGAAGATGATGATACTATAGAAGAAGGAGAAGAAACTAGAAAATCTATGGAAAATATCTTAGTAATCCTAGGAAATACTCTTAACAGAGTAGAATACCTAGAAAAATCATTAGCTAGAGCCAATAGAACAATCCGTAATTTATCTGGAAGAAATGAGGAGTTAGCTAAATCACTTAAAGGTACTCCAATGGGAAGAAAATCTGTATCAAAAGCTTCTATTTTGGAAAAATCTTTCAATACATCTGCAGGTATCCTAGATACACCAGAAATTGAAACTTTATCAAAATCACAAAAAGCAGAAGTTTTGTCTAAAGCTTTGATAGCAGGTAATGTGGATGTAACAACAACAGATATAATAAATGCAGAAATGACAGGAACTATAAGACCAGAATTAATGGGATTATTTAAGAAATAGGAGGGATAAAATGAATTTTGGAGGAATCGGATTAGGAAGTTATGGACAAGGAACATTGAATGGATTTGGAATGGGTTCTATGGGAGAAGTAGAAGCCTTAAATAAAGCATTAAATACAGGAACAGGAGTATCAGTAGGTGGAGCACCAACTCACTCACCTTTAATCGTAGAATCATTAGAAACAAGCCTAAAAACTTTAACATATTCAGAAGAACATGTTAAGTTATGGAAAAAACTATCAAAATTACCAGCATATTCAACTGTAGAAGAATATAACCAATTAAGAAGTTATGGTTCTGATGGTGGAGGATTTATAGCAGAAGGACAATTACCTGCAACAGAAGACTCAACATACCAAAGAAAACATAGTTTTGTTAAGTTCTTAGGAACTACTAGAGAAATTACACATCCAATGACTTTAGTTAGAACTGCTCATGGTGATATAGAATCATTAGAATCACAAAATGGAATTTTATGGTTATTAAAGAAAATGGAACATGCATTATTCTGGGGAGATAGTTCTCTAGCAGCATTAGGTGCAGAAGGAATACAATTTGATGGACTTAACAAGGTTATAGAAAACAAAATAGACTTAAAGGGTAAAGAGTTAACAGATGTAGTGGTTAACAGTGGAGCAAACATGGTTATACAAAACTATGGAATGGTTACTGATATGTATTTACCATATCAAGTATTATCAACTTTCTCACAATCTTACTTCCCTAAAGAAAGAGTAATCATGCCAGTAGACAAAAGCCTACAAGCAGGATTAGTAGTAAATAAATTCAATACTGCAGGAGGAACTGTAGAATTCCAACCAGATATCTTCCTACAAGCTACACCTAAGATGAAAACTACATCAACTGGAGGAAACCAAGCACCTACAAAACCTGCATCTTTAGCAGTTGCAGTAACTACAGGAACTGAACCAGGAGATTGGGCTAAAGTAGATGTAAATGGAGGGCAAGGAACATATAAATACTGGGTAACTGCATGTAATAGATATGGAGAATCTGCTCCACAAGCAGCAACTTCAGATGTAGCTATGGTTACTGCAGATTTAGGTAAAGCAGTTAAATTGACTATCACAAATGAAGCTTCAATGGCAGTTGCTCCTGAATGGTTCAATATCTATAGAAGTGAAATTGATGGAACTGTAGGATACCAAGTTATGCAAGTACCTGCATCTAACATAACAGGTGGAGGAATTGTAGAAGCTTTTGACTCAAATGAAACAATAGCTAATACATATACTGCATTTATGGGAGAATTCTCTACAGAAGTTATAGCATTCAAACAACTTGCTCCATTAATGAAAATGGACTTAGCTATAGTAGGACCTGTTAAGAGATTTATGATTCTATTATATGGTACACCACAAGTGTATAACCCAAATAAAATGATGAAATTCACTAACATAAAAGCTATGGTATAGTATCTAGGGGGATAATTCCCCCTAAACACACTTAGGAGGATTAATATGAAGATTTACAGATTATCATATCCTAATAGTTCTGTATCTATAGCAGGTACAATAGTAGAATTCAAAAATGGTGAAGCAGAAGTTGAAGATGCTATAGGAAATATACTACTGGGATTAAAAGGCTACAGTGCCGAAAAAAACCAGACTGGAAATCAAGGTAACCAAAAGTCGCCTGAACCAGAAAAAACAGAAAATTCACTAGAAGATGGTAAGGAAAATTCTGAAGAAAATGATGAGGAGAAATCAGAAGACAATTTCTCAGAAATGTCAGTAGACCAACTAAAGAAATTAGCTAAATCTGGTGGAGTGTATAAGTCTGGTATGACTAAACAAGAAATCATAGAAGCACTAAGCAAATAGGATATTAAATAGGTGTGTGGGAAATTCTTACACACCTATTTTTATACAAAAGGAGGAATTAACTATGTCAAAAGTTGTAGTTGATGTCTTTACAGGAGAAGCCACTTGCAAAGAACCTGCAGTTAAAGAGCCTGACTGGAGTAATGTATGGGATAAAACCAAGACAATATGTGCTAAGCATATTGTGGATAACTTACTTTTTGGGCTAGAATTGACTGACAGTAAGGGTAACCCCTTCCCTGTAGAAATGTTCGTTCAACATATGAACTCTGCTATATCTTCTATACAGAGACAACTAGGTATTACAATACCTAAAACAGAGATACTTCAAGAAGCACATGATTATATAGCTACAGATTTTGTGAATTGGGGATTCATAAAACTCAATGAAAAGCCTATAAGGAAAGTTTCTAGGATTACTATGAATTTTGCAAATTCAACCCTAGAAATTCCTAGAGAATGGATAAGGTTCGATAAGAATAGTGGATGTGTAAGACTATTCCCACAAGCCACTACTCCAGGAAGCCTAGCAATTTTAGCAGATGGTACACTAATGGGTATAGGAAGATGGGCTAATGCTCCAGGAGTTTGGAAGGTAGATTATGAAGTAGGCTTTGAACCAGATGAAATTCCACCAGACCTTCTAGAGTGTATACAAAAGATGGCTGCTATGAACCTATTAAATGTATGGGGAGACTTAATCTTAGGAGCAGGTATAGCATCTTCATCTGTATCACTAGATGGATTATCTCAATCTATAGGAACTACTCAATCTGCTATGTATGGAGGAGCAAGTGCAAGAGTAAATGAATATAAGGAAAATGTAAGCAATCTAATGGCAATCTTGAAACAGTATTATACAGGAATACAAATGGTGGTGATATAAATGGATAACACAGAGAGAAAAATAAAAGTAGACAGAACATACCTTCATTTTAAGGGAAAATACTATAAGGTTCTAGGTATAGTTCAACATCATGAAACAAAGGAACAATGGGTAGTTTACCAAGCACAATATTCCCCTTATATACAATACATAAGACCCTTAAAAGAATTTATGTCTAAAGTGGATAAGGATAAATACCCATACCTAGAAGATGAGTATAGATTTGAGGAGGTGACAGCACATGCCAAAACAGGCAGCAGTGTATATAAAGGATGACCAACTTGAAGCACTGATAGAAAATCAAGGATTAGATGTAGATTGGGAACAAGCTATGATGTGTGATTGCCTAGATAGTGTAACAAAACAACCAGATTACAACTGTCCTCACTGTAAAGGTACAGGAATAGTATATTTACCTAGTAGACCTATACAAGTTATAGCATCTTCTCTACAAGGTTCTATAGACATCTATAAAAATCTAGGATTTGTTCATCCAGGAACTGTATATGTGACATCTTCATCTAATTATCTTCTAGGTTGGAGAGACAAGTTAACATTCAAAACTCTAAGTTGTAAATTTTCAGAAGTTTTGACATATAACAACAATAGTTCTACCAGAGCATATAAGCAGATAAAATCTGTTATAGCCATTATACATAAGGGAAAATACTACCTAGCAAATGTAGTTAAGAAGATATCAGAAGATAGAAGAACTATAGAAATTGACTCAACAAAACTTACTCTTAATCAAGGGGATAAGATAGGAATTCTATATGTAACATACCCAAGTTACGTAGTATCCAATATGATGCATGAGTTGAGAGCAGTAAAAACTCAACCTAAAGGCTTACCACCAACAGATACAGAATTACCAAAACAAGCTATGTGTCAACGGATAGACTTTGAATATAACATAATTGAACCAACTAAAAGAGGAGAACCTTTAGATGAATGCGATATATGTGAAGCTACTGAAGATAAAGCTATACAACCTAGCTTAGATACCAATCTGTTAGGAGGATAACCGTATGCTAAAAGTATCTATAAAAATACCAGAAATGCTAACCAAAAGGGGAATACACACCCTAGCATATCATATAGGTTCTAAAACTGTAGAAACAACTTCTATTTTGGTATACAATAAATGGGTAAAGTTAGCACAAGAAACCCTAAACAGTAGAAGAGCAGACTATATCAAGGCAATAAAAGTGCAATACCCATATAATTCTAACCCTTTAGAAGCAGTAATAGAACTTTCTACAAAATATGCTATTATGATAGAAGAAGGAAGTCCTAGCTTTGATATGAAAATAGGATTCAGAAACTCAGATAAGAAAACCCTAAAACCTTTAGGATGGTATCTAACAATTCCTATAAGACATGGAACACCAGGAAGTTTTCAATATGGAACACCTTTACCAGATGATGTATATGATTTAGCAAGAAAACTAAACAATGGGGAAAAACTATCATTTTCTCCAGATGGTTCATTTAATGAAACTTCTGGTTATATACATAAATCAAATATCTTTGATGGATTAACCAAGATAACCCATTCATATAAAAAGGCTACACAATCTCAATATGTAACCTTTAGAAGAGTATCAAATAATTCAGATAGTAACAGTTGGATACATCCAGGATTTTCTGCTATAAAACTTATACCAAAAATACCTGTATCTCAGTATTTATCAGATAGTTTAGAAGCAACTATGAAAAATCTTCTAGGCTAAAAACAATTCCTAAACAAAAGGAGGTAAAAGTTCATATGATACATATAACCGAGGATTTACTCTATGAAGTCCTACACAGAGAAATCATTTTTCTCAAGAACAACCCAGATGAAATAATCAACAATTTTTATATAGGTTCTAAATCTAATAGAGAGAAACTAGTGAAATATCTAACAAACAAGGAAAACCAACTATTCTTAGAACATAACTATCCTAGAGACCCTGCTAGAGTTCCTACAATCTCTATTATTCTAGGAGGAGAAACTTCAACACCAGAAGGCTTAGGTTCTCTATTATTAGAAGAAACACAACAAGAATACATAGACAAGGTAGAAGATTTAACCCCTATATATGACCTAAATAACCATTTGATTTTACAGACATCCAATTACCCAATTTCAGATGTTTCTGTTTCAAATGGTACACATATTATTACCAGCTTTGACATTTCTAAATACAATAGTGGTAAAATTTCTTCTCCTTCAATAAACTTTAGGGAGGGGAATTCTTATAGAGTTCAATACAAATACCTAAAAGAAATCAGAAGTAATACAGGAATGCAATATGATGTTCAGTAT